AGCGTCACACACCGCCCAACCCACCCAGCCTCAGCCTCGCATGCCGAATGATTTCGCTTCGTCGAACTCAGGCGGCGGGCGCGTGAACGGCGACAACGCCGGACCCACGCCGCTCAGCGAACTTCTCAGCGTCAACGCGAGACGGCGTTAACCCGGCACTGCCGGCCGCTGTCTCATCCCAACATCATGGAGAATGAACCATGGCCGATACCAGGCCAGCGACCGGCATGAATCCCACCCAGTGGGACGACAAGTACAACCGCGAGTATTTCCAGGAGAACCCCTTCACCGCCGTAATGGGCACCGGGCCGAACTCGATCATCCAGATCAAGGAGGATTTCTCCAAGGGCAAGGGTGACAACATGACCGTCAACCTCGTTGGACGCATGTCCGACGATGACGGCGTGGAAGGCACCGACATGCTTGAGGGGAACGAGGAGGAGATGGATACCCGCTCCTTCAACTTCACCATCAACAAGCGCCGCAAGGCGATCCGCATCCCGGAGATGTCGGAATATCGTTCCTCGATCAACCTGCGCGACGCCGCCCGCGACGTCCTCATGGACTGGTCGCAGGAGAACACCAAGAAGCGCATCATCACGGCGCTGGGCTCGATCAACGGGGTCACGTACGCCTCGGCCTCGGAAGCCCAGAAGGACGCCTGGCTGGTGGACAACGCTGACCGCGTCCAATTCGGCAAGCTGCGCTCTAACGGCGTGTCGAACGATCACTCGACAGCCCTCGCCACCATCGACAATACCGATGACAAGGCGACGGCAGCGCTGGTCAGCACGCTCAAGCGCCTTGCGCTCGCGCGCCGCACAACGGCCGGCAAGCGGAAGATCCGTCCGATCCGGGTTGAAGGTCAGAACCGCCGTTACTTCAAGCTGTACTGTGGCCCACGCGCGTTCCGCGACCTGTCGAATGACGCAACCATCATTCAGGCCCAGCGCGAAGTCACTCTGGCGCAAGAGAACAACCGCCTGTTCCAAGGCGGCGACCTTCTCTGGAACGGTGTCATCATCCACGAAGTCGATGATATCGAAGCTCTGACCGGCGTCGGCAACGGCGGCATCGACGTCGAGCCGATGTGGCTCTGTGGCGCTCAAGCCCTTGTCTACGGCATCGGCAAGCGCTGGAAGTCCAAGACCAAAGAGTTCGACTATGGCGACAAGTTCGGCGTCGCGATGGAAGAAATCTGCGGCATCCACAAGTCGCGCTACGGCTCGGGCGCCGACGACACCAGCGATCTCGTCGATCACGGTGTTGTCTCTGCGTACGTTGCCGCGGTTGGCGACGCCTAATCCCTGACCTCAACAACACAATCATGAAAGGCTAGGGAACAATGGCTTTCCCAACTGTCGACTACGATCTGTCCAACCGGACGGACGTGCCCTCCAGTCTCGGGGGCAAGGCGATCCAGATGGTTCGCTTTTCCAAATCGATCACGACGGCCATGTTGGCTGTCGGCATCGTCACCAAGCTCGGTGAACTTCCGACTGGCTCCCGCATCGTCGGTGGCTATCTGGAAGTTCCCGACCTTGATTCCAACGGTTCCCCGACGCTTACGATCGGCATCGGCTACCGCGCTACGACGACGACAGACGACGATGTCGACGGCATCCTCGATGCGGTGACGACGGGTCAGGCGGGTGGTCTCAACACCACCTTCCTGACAGCCGGTGTTGATCGTCAGTTCGCCTACGACACAGACATCACGTTCACCGCGGAAGCTGGTGCGGCGACAGCCGTTGCCGGCACTGTGGTTCTGGTGCTGTTCGTGGTGCTCCCGTAATGCGGGCGCGGTTCAAGGGTGACCCGAACCGCAATGGAGAGGGGCCGGAGGTTCTAGAAGCCTTCGGCCTCACCTTCCTCAAAGGCGCCTGGGTCGGGGTCGATGACCTCGACCCGGTGTCGCTGAGAAAGCTTCAAGGCAATTCGCATTTTGAAGTGTCCGAAGGCAAGGCTGCCAAGGGGCAGGCTGGCACATCTGCTGCTCCGGCTTCTGCCGCGGCGCCGGCCAAGCGTGGCCGCAGAGCTGCTGCCATTGATACCCTTCAGAGCAGAGAGCCAGCTGCGACCAAGCCATCAATCGCTGACGCACCGTCGAAGTCGGAAGACGAAGACTGGGGCGATCTGGACCCGGAGGCATAAATGGCTGACGCGTCACTGGCGACCCTGCGGAACCGTGTTCTGCAAAAGCTCAAGGTTCTGGCAGGGGCAGATACGGCCAATGCCGAGGATACCGCGCTGGTCGAGGGTGTCATCGCGTCAGTGAACGAGAAGTTGCGGGACAAGTCGATCTGCTACTGGCCGGATTCGGCTACTCCGCAGGCCGTGCTTGAAGACCTTGCGGCCTATGTCGCCTGCCACTGCGCTGAAGATTTCATGAGCGATGGCGAGGCGACGGCATTCCGCCAGAAGAACGAGGATCGGGCTGAGGCTCAGCTTCGCCGGCTGACTTCGAGCAATGAGCGTGTCGACCGCCCGACGCGGGCAGATTTCTACTGATGCGCGCAGCCCTTGCTACCTCGGCAGCGTCGGCCCTTGTTCTGGGCCTGCCGGCAAAGCGATGCCACAATGTCTATGTGGAGCCTAATCCTAACGACCCTGTGCGCAAGATCGCGCTGGTAGAGGCTCCAGGAACGCTGGCGCGAGAGGATTTCGCAGGCGCGGTGCGCGGTATGTGGCAGGCGGATGGCCATGCTTCTGGCAAAGTCCTGATCGCGCAGGGAACGACGCTTTCGACGTTCGATCCGGCCACCAATACAGATAGTTCGCTCACCGGATCGATCGCAGGCACAGACTGGGGCGATTTCGCCTTCACGGAGACGGAAGGGTTTGGCCTGTTCAATGGTCAGCCGTACGTTTCGGATGGGACAACCATTCGTCGGGCCAGCGACGGACTGCAGGATGATCCGAACCTTGTCATCGGCTCAACGCCTGCCAACGTCGCCACGGGAGCCTTCGACTATTCAATAGCGGGCGTTGCCTATTCCAAGGGCGCTGTAGTCGCTGGAACGGCTCCGGGCAATGATGTTGTGCCCCTCGGTCTTTATGGAGCTGTGGCGCTGGATATCGATGCGGCCGGGACCATCACGGCGATTGAGGCTCCGGCCAACGCGACGGGTTATGCCACTGCCGTCCTGGCTGCTGCTGCGCTGCCAACGGTCGTCAGCACGCGGGTGCGGATTGGGTATGTCACGGCGTCCAAATCTGACGGCACATTCACGTTCGGGACTACGTCCTTAGCTGCAGCTAACACGACGGTCGCTTATACGGACAGCGCGACGAATACGGGCTTTGCTGATCTGCTGACGGATGCAGATGTTGCAAGCTTCACCAGTGTCGACGCCTTGGGCCAGCGCGGGCTACTGACTTTCGGGCCGCGCTTTGCCTTCACCGATGTGCTGAACGTCACGTCAATTTCTGCGCTGAACTATTATACGGCGGAAAGCAGCCCGGATACGCTGATTGCCGGACGTGTGGTGGGCGAGCTTTACTACCTCTTCGGCTCGCAGACGATCGAGCCATGGGCTCAGACGGGAAATTCTGACGATCCGTTCTCGCTCCAGCCGGGCATGACGCAGCAAGTTGGCTGCTTCTGCCGGGACGGGATCATTCGCGCCGACAACACGCTGTTCTTCATTGACGAGGCTGGGAACCCTCGCCGGCTGGGACAGGGTTCCAGCCCGATCCTGAACCCCGAAGATCCGTGGGTCAGTGACCTGCTTCGCTTGGCCGGCGCCGAGAATATCCGCGGGATCATGTATCAGGATCGCGCTCACGTTTTCGTCGGCTGGCGCACGCCAATTGGGACTGTGATCTACGACGTGCTGACCCAGCAATGGCATACCCGGGGAACGCTCAATTCTGACACATGGCGTTACACAGCCATCGTTACGGCAGGAACGCGAACATTTGTGGCAGATGCTGACGGTATCTTCGACGAACTGTCACGCGATTACACGTCCGAACACATGGCGGATGCCTCGACCATGGGAACCGAGATCGTTCGCGAGTTCACGGCCATTGCGCCCGCGCTTCCGAACCGGATCGCAATCAACACGGTAAGGCTTGAGAGCGCCAAGGGTGTTGGCCTGGCCGCAGGGCAGGGCTCGGACCCCATCGTTCGCATGCGCTTCTCTGTCGATGGCGGCAACACATGGTCGCCTTGGCGTGATCGTCCCCTCGGGGTTCAGGGCCGATATGATCAGCCGACGATCTGGCGCCGCTGTGGCCGGGCAGGACGCCAAGACATGGTGTTTTGGTTCTCCAAGTCCGACCCGGTGAAGGAAGCCTATCTCGGCGTGGTCATCAATGAGGATGAAGCCGCGTGACCAACAAGCAGCTAGCCGCAGCTCGCCGCGCTATGAACCGCTTTCCGTCGTACCGGATCGAGAAGAGCGGCGAGATGCTGACACCTTATCGCGGTTCAGTCGCGGGACCCCCTGTGACCGTGACGGACACGATGACGGAAAGCGAAGTCGTTCAGACGCTAATGGCAAGCTGTGCGACCTTAGATGGCTGAGCAGAGACAGGCGCCGCAGCCACCACCACAACCTTGGTTTGATCCAAAGACGGGCAACGCAACCGAAGCTTTCCGGCGCTACATTACCGGAGAATTCAGCGCTTCAACGACGAACGTGAATAGCGGTGTAGCCGAGGCGTTGGCCGCCGCCGCCGCTGCACAGGCAACCGCCAACGGCGCGGCCCAGCAGGCAAACGGCGTTGGATCAGAAGCCCTGACTTTCTCGGCCTCAATTAGCCCTGCTGTGGCGACGGGTACGGGCAAGGTCAACATCACGACGAACTCAGTGACCTGCACCCCTTCGGGTGGGGTCGCTCCTTACAGCTATGCGTGGAGCTTTGTCGAAGGTGATGCGGTGACGGTGATAAGCCCCACGTCGGCGTCGACCGCATTCCGATCGAACACAACATCCGGCAGCGTCTACGCCTGCACCGTCACCGACAGCACGCCCGGCACGCCTCTCGTTGCGGTGGCGAATGTTGGTGTGTCGATCACTAACAACACGGACTAGTTTTGTCCCCCTCAGTCGGAACAGACATGCGATGCCGGTAGATATCGGAACCAGTGGCAAATCAACGATAGCCAATGGCTTGAAGGGCGCGACACCGGCATCCTCTTCAGGCGGTTGGGGTGACGTGCTCGAATGGCTTGTGCCTGCAGGCGCGAGCCTTG